CATGGATTTCCTAGAGGCGGAAGTCGTAGCCATTCAGCGGGAGCACCGGTGGGAACTGGAAGTGCGCCAGCAACTGCTTGGGGCGCTCCGAAGGGTTTTTCTCGGAGATAAGCATCCGCCCTGGGACCGAGCTGGCAGGAGTGGTGATGATGAGGCATGAGCGAGATTTTACCGATCCGAATTGCTGTTTCTATCAGCTTGAGTTGGCTTGTGCGGAATGTGGTGGCAGCCTAGACCTTGAACTTCATGCCAAGTGCCGAAGCTGTCCTGGCGTATATGCGTTTGGTATAACGGAGGCCACGGATCAAATCAGGCGCAGTAGTTGGCAAGGCCCTTTCGATGTTACCGATGACCTAATTATCTCTCTGCTAAGTTACCTCGATGACCGTAGGCGGGGCCTGAGGCCGCCGCTGAAGAAAACCGATGACGACGGATAGAGCTAAATCCGACGCTATACTGCGAGCGAGGTTGAGCCCTGCGGGCTTTGCACACTATGCTTCGCGGGGCAAGTGGAAGCTAGCGAATCACCTTGACCTGCTGAATCGGAAGCTCTTGGCGCTGGCCGCGAGGGAGATCAACCGAATCCTGATTATGATGCCCCCTCGTCACGGCAAGAGTTCCCTGTTGAGCCAGTATTGCCCCGGCTGGTATTTGGGAACGCACCCCGATCATCACGAGATTCTCTCTTCTTATGAGAGTGAGTTCGCGGCTAGTTGGGGCCGAAAGGCGCGGGATGCCCTGGCAAGTTGCGGGACGGAGGTGTTTGGCGTCAACGTTCGGGAAGAGACTGCGGCGGCGCATCGCTGGGAGATTATGAAACACGCCGGGGGCATGATTACGGCGGGTATCGGCGGCGCGATTACTGGGCGTGGCGCGGACTGGCTCGGGATAGATGATCCGATCAAGAACCCCGAGGAGGCGCACAGCGCCGCATATCGGCGAAGGACCTGGGAATGGTATCAGGGTGCCGCGTACCCGCGCCTGGAGCCGGAGGGGGTTGTTTCTCTAATCCTGACTCGTTGGCATGAAGATGATTTGGCAGGGCGTTTGTTGGTCCAGATGGATCAGGGAGGGGAGGGGTGGGAGGTCATCAGGTTACCGGCGATAGCTGAAGAGGACGAGGACTGGGGTTGTTGGGGCCGCAAGAAAGGCGAAGCTCTTTGGCCGGAACGGTATCCGGTGGAGCGGTTGCTTGAAATCCAGAAGGCCGTGGGTGAGTACGACTGGTCCGCACTGTATCAGCAGCGGCCTGCGCCCCTGGAGGGCGGCATCTTCAAGCGCGAGTGGTGGCAGTATTACGAGGAGACCCCGACGCGGCTTGATTCCGTGACGCAGAGCTGGGATATGAGCTTTACGGATAAGGCCACGAGCAGCTACGTTGTGGGCATGGTTTTGGGGCGTGTTGGCCCGAATGTCTATGTTCTAGACCTTGTGCGGCGCAGGATGGACTTCCCGGAAACGCTAGAAGCCGTGCGCCACATGAGCCGCAAGTGGCCGCAGGGCATCGTGAAGCTAGTCGAAAGCGCGGCCAACGGCGAGGCCGTGCTCGCTACGCTCCAAAATGAGATAGGCGGCTTGCTCCCAATAACCGCCAAGCAGAACAAGGAGGCCCGCGCTTATGCCGCCAGCAAGTACGTTGAAGGGGGTTCCGTGCGCCTGCCGAAATGGGCACCTTGGCTTGAGACCTTCCTGGAGGAAGCCACGAGCTTCCCGAATGCCGCCAACGACGATCAGGTGGACGCCTTGACTCAGGCGGTGGCCTGGTTCGTCGAGCACGGCTTCAGCAGCAAGCGCGGCGAACGGACCTACGACCAGGCGGCGAAGGACCATGAGGCTAAGTGGAAGCGGTTTCGCAAACCAGTAGAGCAAGGAGGGCCATCAGATGGCTGGACGGGACGGCGAGCGGCCTAAGAAAAGCATCCGTTGGGGCCTAACCCGATTGGCTTGGCGCTTAGGCATTTGGCGACCCAACGCATGGGCTAGAGAGCTTTGGGCTGGTGACCATAGAACGGGGATTTATATGGTCATGTCCTCGGCCACCGGCGAGTGGTTTTGGCAGCGTTGGTGCCGCCGCCGACGCCAGCGATAGATGAATCTCCGTGAGCACGAGCGTAAGTTTATCGAGTATCTGCGGCGTGTGGACGAAGACGCCGATCTCCAGGAGGTCAGGGTGCGCCCGGATTCGATCATCGTAAAGGAGGTTTGGCATTATGTCCGATTCAGAAGCGGAAAAGGGAAACCAAAGCGAGTGTCCGAAGATGAAGTTCCAGTATGAGCAATATATCGTCGGCGGACCCCAGCCGTGCATGTTTGGATTTAAGGATGGCAAGCACCAATGGCGGGTGTGGGGGCGGGAGATCATTTGTTCTCGATGCGGATATTCTGCGTTTACGCGGGGGCCTGTGTTGCGCGCGTTGGAAGAAGATGGCCTGGCCGCCGATGTCCTTCGCCGAGACATCGAGGAGCTGCGCGCACAGATTAAGGGGTTGCGGGGCTTGACAGAATCGGCGTAGTGGGTATAATACTGGTTGGTGTCAGGCCCGACTCGTGCGCGCAGACTCGGATAACCTGAAGTAACATCTCCCCGCTGTTGCTGCACCAGCGACGGCGGTCTCCCGGGATCGCGATCCTGGGAAACAAGCAAGTTCCTGCGAGGCAACAGCTAGGGCACAGCAGCGCGCAAGTTGCCTCGCCGCGAAATCATAACTGAATACCGGCGCCTGACGAACCAGCCGCCCCGATAGTCTCCCAAGCGAGCCTGAAGGCCGCGCCGGGGAACTTCCGGGGCGGCTTTTTGTTTTGGTCCCTGGAGAGTCACATGAGTCCGAAGCGCAAGCCTGATTTCCGCGAGCGGCTCGGGATTAAGCCCGAGAAGGCTTCGCCGAGTCACAGCGTTTGCAGCATCGGCAAGAGCGCCGCGGGCGGGAAGTGGTATGGCTGGAGCCATCGCGCCTATGCTGGCTTCAAGACCAAGGCCGCGGCCAAACGTTTTGCCCGGAGCGTGAGCTAATGTGACGGGCGAGTTGCCAGAGAGCATCTGTATCTGTGGCCTGTCCTATCGCATAGAGCGGCCAGAAGTCATCTGCCGCAGCGACGAGACGTGTCAGGGCCGATGGGTGCGGGATGAACTGTTGATTCAGGTGAAGTCCGGCCAGGTTCCCGCCAAGGCGCTGGAAACGTTGCTGCATGAAGTTATGCACGCTGTCGCAGATCGCTTTGGCCTTGATATACCAGAAAATGTTGCCACTGTGATGGCAACCGTGATTCAACAACTGTGCGCTGAGAACCCGAAGCTGATGGAGCTTCTATGCCAGCCGAAAAACCAAAACCCATTCAGTTGCGTGACCGAAACGAGCTAGGGGCGGTCAGCGCGCGGCTTCAGGCTTGCATCACGCAATCGCGGCGAGCACGGGATTCCTACGTTAGCGCGCTCAAGGAAAACCGCAAGCTCCTGGAGCCAAGGCAGAAAGTCGAAAAGCCCGTCTGGGATGGTGCCTGCGAACTACATATCCCGATGGTGCGCTACTACCGGAATGCCTTGCTCGCCCGACTGGCGCGGGCCATCTTCGGCGTGAGTCCGATTTATAGCGTACAGGCCGCCGGAACGGGCAACCTACAGCTCCCGAATTACTCGCCGCAGGTGCAGAAGTTCCTCGAACTCCAGATACAGCAGCAGATTGGGCTACCCGCTGCCGGGAAGCGATTGTTCCATACGGCCCTCGACGATGGGGCTGTGGGTGCCTATGTGACCTGGAAGACCCTGAGCCGAGATCAAATCCGCTGGGCGCTTGAGTCAGACCCGCTGCTCGATGAGAACGGCGACATCCTGCTCGGCGAGAACTACCAGCCGACGATGGGTGCGCCTAGCTGGAGGAAACGCAAAGAGCGGGTGCTCGCTTACGACGGGCCGTGGGTGGACGTGATCCCGCCAGAGCGATTCGGTACCTATCCGGCGCAGAGTGGTGACGTTGACCTGAGCAGCGGCGTTTATCTTCTCTTCAACGCCACCGGCGATGAATTGCTGGCCCGCGCACAAGCTGGAGACTACGACGCGGAGATGGTCGAGAAGATGCGCGGGGCCGCACAAGACGAAGGCGCGCGGGAAACGGCTGGCGATACCTTGCGGCAGATCGAACTCGGCAGCGGCGACGTGACCGATTCTTTCCACCATCGTCCCTTCCTGCTCGCTGAGGCACAGTGGCTTTACGTCGCGGACGAGAAGGCTCCGGCGCAGGACTGGCTGTTCACCATCCACCCAGCAAGCGGCACGATACTGCGCGCGTTCCCGAATCCCTGGGGCCACGGGCAGAGGAATCTGGTTCTGATACGGCCATTCCCCGACAGCACCGGCTTGGGCGGCGATTCCGTCTCGGACTTGGTGGGCGACATCCAGCGCGCGATGACAACTGAGATGCGGCAGACCATAGACGGCGTGGCGCTGGCGCTGCTCCCGGAGATGGTTATACCCGAAGATATGCCGGGTGATATGCGCGATGACATCCAAAAACGGCGTGGCCCCGGCGGTTTGATACCGGCGGACCCAGCCTTCACCGATCGGATGCGGCCGTTCCGCGAAACACGCTACCACCCGGCAAGTACGTTGCCGGTGTTCGGCACGCTCAACGAAGTTGCGGAGAGGGCGATAGGGCTTTCCGACGTTCGCTTGGGCAAGGGCATGGGCGGCAGGACGACCGCGACAGAGGTGGAGGAGGTGCTGGCCGAAGGGGATGN